TTTATGCTTTGTTAGCCGATGTTTGGCTATGGACAAATAAGGAATGTTTAGTTTTCTGACTGTCAAAAGAAGTTGTACTTAATAAATCAAATCAAATAATGCCAACGGCATCAAATAGCCTTATTCAGGCACACTTTTGATAGGCTTAAACTGAACATGTATGATTTGGGAATAGACACACATCTATCTGCTAACGAAACGTAAAAGGAGACTCCGGCAGAAGGGACGTAAGAATAATACTTACACATCTGAACAGGCAATATATCCAACTATACACCATGTGTAACAATACACGGCATACATACATTGAACTAATAAACTATGTGACTAAGCAATGTGTATTACACTCACATAAACTCACAACAAACGTAGCAACATAAACAGAATATATACTACATCACGCTATTATGAGGAATATCATACTACACTGTATGACATAGACTGTGTTATAAAACCCATATATACTCCCAATGTAAGAATAAACCTTTACATATGTAAATGCATACAAAGAATGTGCCGTAGGCACGAAGACATATAGCAGAAGTCCCAAACGACTGAATGGAACATTAACCTGATACGGGCTTAGACAATGGAACTATTACACTTAATAGGCTATGACGTATTGAAGGGTTAAGAAGGTAGTATGATGATACATAGTACGATTGCTAACAGAAGAAAAAGATATTCACCTACTCTCTCTATAACACTAATCCCTACATAGTTAACACATATCATTGGCCTACTATCGTAAGAGTAAGAATAAATAGCTAGGGAGGGTGTTGTTAAGCAAGGGAGTAGTAGCATAAGATATTCTACTTCTACTTTTTACAGAGCTCTGTATATCTAGCTTCTACTTCTTACAGAGTATTTGATTCTATTAGTTACATTCTCTATGGTTCTGGCATGTCATTAAACCTAAGCCCTCTGAACGGACGTTCATTCACTGATAAGGAAAGAGTATGGTATGAAGCTTACATGGCTACAGGTAATGCTTCTGATGCAGCTAGAGCTATTGGTATTACTACTAGTGTAAAGCAGTATGGTTATGCTATGAAGACAAGGCTCAAGGAATACATTAAGAGAGACTTGCAGGCGATGATAGGCAATTGTGGGCCTGATGCTTTAGAGACTATTTATGAACTTAGTAAGAGCTGCGAAGACCCCAATGTTAGGCTTAGAGCAGCACAGGATTTATTGAACAGGGCTGGTTATAAAGAGATACAGAGAGTTGAAGTTACTATTGCTGATAAGAGTGATAAGGAACTGGACGATGAGATTGCTACGTTATTAAAGAACGGTAATGTAGTTGATGCTCAAGTTATAAATTAGGAGATTGGTATGGGTGCTATAAGCGCAGCAATAACGGCGGGTAAAGCAGGCTTCAAAGGGTTTAAGGCATTGGCTGGCAGCTTCTTAGATGGAGGCTTAAAGTCTAAAAAGACTATTGCAAAGGTAAGCCGCAGCAAGGTTTCTAAGCGAGAATTACGCAATGACACTAAAGCCTACCAAGGGGTGACGTCTCTATTTAGTCATTTGCATGACTCTACTCGTCAGCGTGTGTCTGGCCCTCATAAGGGAGCAGCTTCACTATCCGCAAAAGGAGGCAGGCTAAAGGTGTCCGGCAAACAGAACAGCAAGAGAACTATAGATGCAGAACTTATTCAAAGCCCGCACGACTACGAGATTACTGACGTAGGCAAGATAATTTCAAGCCTAGTTAAGTCAAAAAGCCCTGTTACTAAAAAGAGGCTAATCACCCTTGAAAGGTCATTGAAGAATATCCGAAAGCGTTCTAGCGAAACATCACATACGAAGCTAGACTTCCTTGAGGGCAAGTTAGACAAGCTAAAAACACAGGCACTAAAAGGTACAGGGAAGCTTAGAAGGAAAGTGGCACGCGAAGATAATTCGCTAGATTATTAAGGTGGATTACTCTGGCTTGCTAAGTGCCATAGGTCTTGGAACTCCGCAGGATGCGGCTATAACTGCCGCTAGCATGTCTCCCGCTGGCCCTTTTGTATCAGGAGGCCTAGCCCTTAACGATATTCGAAAAGGGGACTATGGAACTGCATTACTTGATGGGCTTGGCGTTCTTCCTTTTGTCCCCGCTTTAGGTGGAATTGTTAGAGGTGCTAAAGGAAGCGAGATGTTTAACGCACGAGCTATAATTGAACACCTTGTTAGCAAAGGCATGGATAGAGCTAAGGCAGAGAGGCATGCGTTTTCAAAGACTGGTGTTGATGTTAATGCCCCTAATGATTTTAATATTGATACAACCCCGGGTGGATACCTAGGCGGTTTTAAGCAAGGGGAAGATATTTCTAAAAGGGTTGGTATGGATACCCTTGTTCATATCATAGGAGAACCTACGGCAGTAATTAATAGGCGGCTTGGTGTGCTTAAAGGTAGGAAAACACCACACGCGGCAGTGATTGATGATAAAACTCTTGGCATCCATACGAAAACACTAAGAAGCAAGAAGCGCACAAAACAAACGGTAACACATGAGTCGCAGCATATATTTGATAATAAAAATGCTACTGGCTTTTTAAAAAACAAGACAAAGAAATTCAGAGCTGACGTGTCTAAATTAAACAAAGTTGGGACAGCCCTTATAAAGAAACGTGATATTGCATCTGGCGCAGAGAGGATACATTTCAACAAGAAGCTTGCGGTTTTACAGGCTCGTAAAGATCGTCTTTATTTCAGAGCAGAGCATGAGGTTAGAGCCAGAGCAGCAGGAAGCCATTCTCATTTGCCATTGACTAAGCGTCCTACAATTTCAGAAAGACTAGCTAAAGAGTCTAGTAGGAAATCAGAGAATGTATTTATGAGCGGGCATAAGAAGTTTATTAAGAGGATAGCTAGTCAATGAAAGAACTCTCTGCTTCTGAAAAGCGCAAGCTTGCCGAACTCCTTATAGAAAAGGATAAGCGGGTATTAAATAATAAGCTAAAGTATTTTAATGCTTATAAATTTCAGAAGAAGTTTTATGCTGCTGGGAAGGATTATCAGCATAGGCTTATGATGGCGGCTAACCGTGTCGGGAAATCATATTCCGGTGCTATGGAAGTAGCTATGCATGCTACAGGTCAATACCCTAAATGGTGGAAAGGTCTTCGCTTCGATAAGCCAGTTAGGATTATTGCTGGCGGCAACACAACGGAACGTACTAGGGACATTGTTCAGAAGGAGTTATGCGGTGAGCCTTCTGACCCAGACGCTTATGGCACTGGTGCAATACCACTAGATTGTCTTGAGGGGCGCGTTAGAAGGGCAGGCATACCTAATGCCCTATCTTCCATTACAGTTAAGCACAAGAGCGGCAAGAACAGCAAGGTTACATTCCAATCATACGAATCAGGTAAAGAAGCATGGATGGGCGATAACGCTCATTTCGTTTGGCTTGATGAAGAACCACCAGACCCTATTTATTCACAGGCATTAAGGGCTATTGTAGATTTGAATGGCCATTTAATGATGACCTTCACCCCTGAGAATGGCATGACTAATATTGTTATCCAGTATTTGCAGCAGTTAAAACCACACCAATACATGCAGAATGCTACATGGGACGATGCTCCACACATTACAGAAGACGTTAAACAGCAGATGATGGACTCTCTGTCGCCACATGAACGTGCTATGCGTATGAAAGGCATGCCTATGGTTGGTGAAGGTCTGGTGTTTGGCATTGATGAAGCACTTATCACCATTGAGCCATTCCTTATTCCAGAACATTGGAGGCGCATCAGTGGAATTGATTTTGGATTCGACCATCCTACAGCATGGGTTAATTGTGCTTATGACCCTGAGTGCGATGTGGTTTATGTTACAGAGGCCACCAAAGTAAGGCAGACAGTTATCCCCGAAGTAGCAAGTATTCTAAAGAAGAAGGGTGCTAATAAGATACCTGTTGCATGGCCACACGATGGCCTTAAACACGATAGTTGGAGTGGTAGGACAGTAAGGGACATGTACGAGCAGGAAGGCCTTAAGATGCTTCCTGAGAAGTTTACTAACCCACCAAGCCCCGGCATGCAGGAAGGCACTGGTGGTATTGGCATTGAAGCTGGTATTGCAGCTATATCATCAAGAATGGAAACAGGACGCTTTAAAGTATTTAGTACACAGGCTGATTGGTTCGCTGAATCACGGCTCTACCATAGGAAGAATGGAAAGATACATGATAGGCATGACGATATAATGTCAGCTACACGCTATGCCATTCAGAGTCTCAGATTTGCAAAGACGTTCAACACTCAATACCATACGTTCATTCCAAAGATTAATGACTTTTCCGATATGGAAGTAGGATACTAAGATGGAAGAAGATTACACTAGAGAATCAATAGATATTCTGAATACGCTTTGGGATAATGCGTCTGTCTTTGTTGAGCAACAGCAACGCACATGGGCTGAGGCTGAAAGGCTTTTAAACAGTCGCCACTTAACTGAGCGCAAGCCGGGGCGTAGTTCTATTTTTGTCCCTAAGATTGCAGGATACCATAGACGCAAGATGGCAGACTTCGTTGGCCAGTTCTCTGGCGATACCCCTGTATCGTTAAAGGAAACGCTTACATCTGATTCTATTGGTGCAAAGATT